GGTAACGTAACTTACGGTGGTAACTCTGGTCACTCTCATATTCATGGTGGTCACGGTGGTCACGGTGGACATTGGCATTCGGCTGGTGCAACTGGTGGTCATGGTCACGGGCATCATGGTAGTTCTCATGCAGGTACTGGTGGCTATGCTGGTGGACCTGGCGGTGGTGGTGGCGCTCATGGTGCTAACGGAGCCACAGGGGCTACAGGACCTACGGGAGCTGCTGGCGCTACAGGACCAACTGGAGCACAGGGTTCACAGGGTAACTCAATTCAGAACAATTCTAATATCAGATATATCAATAACGGTCATACATCTGGACCAGTTGTATAAGAGGCTAAAGAAAAGAAATGAACATTCACTATCGAATTTTAAAAGTCGATTTGTCAACACATGCAGTTCTAGTTCGTTATTGGACTGATAAAGTCACAGAGATGGATCTAGCAGAACCTCAAAATCTTCCAGGTGGTCCTCCACTAAACGCAGATGGTTATCCGCTCAACACTAGAACTGACATATTGCTAACAATTTATGATACACCAACTCCAACTCCAGAAGAATTGGACAAGCGTATCATGATGGCGGCTCCTGTTGATTGGTTAAAGCTACAGGAAGATATCAAAGATCAGGAAATTGATACTTCAATGTCTACTGTCCGTAATATGATCGGAGACACCAAAGAATTTACACCTGATGATATTATGTTAGTTAGACAAGAACTTGGAGCTGCAATTGCTGCAAATACCGCTCTTCCAGGTGCTTTGTCTGAGCAGCAGGCTACCAATAAGGCTTATGAGGTCATTGGTGCTCTAACAGATTCAATCAAGGTACTACAGCAAAAAGATCCTGCAGCAGTCTCACAGTTTGCAAATACACTAAACACCATTGTCAATTCGACACCATAAAGTTAGGTTTATATTATGAGATATAATAGTATTATTAACGACGTTCTTATGCGTCGTAGGGTGACTCCTAGTGACGTTCTTTTAGATGGTGTTTTTGATGATAAAGAGATTGAACTAATCGAACAATACTCTAGTGGAGAACTTTTAGACGCCAAAGTGGCTCATGACAAGTTAGAGATAGAAAAAGACATACGTGAGTCCAAGGTTAGATTTGTCAAAAGAGATCCTGACAATAGATGGGTATTTGACAAGTTCAATCATTTGATCAATAACATCAATGAAGAATATTATGGGTTTGATCTATATGGATATGACTCCTTTCAGTATACCGTTTATGATGGTATGTTTCAAGGACATTATGATTGGCATAGTGACTTACTTTATGGATTCGAACTAGGAGACACTCTACACAATTCAATGACTCGAAAACTATCGCTGGTCATGCTTCTTAATGAACCAGAGGTTGACTTTAAGGGTGGTGAACTACAGCTTAATGTAGGTAGAGAAAGCGAAGCGTTCAATGTGAACTTGAAGAAAGGATCCGTGGCAATATTTCCATCCTTTGTGCTACATCGGGTTAAACCTGTGCTTTATGGTATTAGAAAGTCCTTAGTGATTTGGGTAGAGGGTCCTAAGTTTAGATAAATATAAATAGATAAAAGCACAGAAAGAGTCCCAATGGCCGAATATGTAGAACTTTTCATTGACCAAGGAAGTGACTTCTCTACCACTATCAATCTCAATGATGACAGCACAAATCTTCCCCAAAACGTCACGGGAAGCATTATCACGAGTTCTCTAAGAAGATCATTGCTATCAGCCAATGCTTCGGCTAATCTTACCTGCTATGTAAGCGACGGTGCCAACGGCGAGTTTATGCTCTCAATGGCTGGCGGCGTTTCTGCTAATCTAAGACCAGGTCCATATCTATTCGATGTTAAAGTTCAAGATTTTAACTCTGGTGTAACCAGTAGACTTATTGAAGGTGTGATTTTCCTAACGCCATCGGTAACAAAGTAAGCCAATGACAAACAAGATCACAGTCACAACCACACCTAAAAACAGAATCCAAATTGCAACTGGCGGCGGCGGGGGAGGCGGAGTCCTACCTTCTGCCCTAGTTCCTATCTACGATCATGCTAATCTAGCATATCATACAGCTAATCTATCATATGGTTCAGTCAATTCTAACTGGACCGTAATGAATGTGGTCTATTCGACCACTAATGCCAACTATACCATGGCTAATGCTGGGTATGTTGCTCTAAACTCTGCTTATGACACTGTCAATGCAGTTTACGCTTCAGCAAATTCAAATTGGACTGTCCAGAACCTAGTATATGCCACGGTTAACGCCGTCTATACTATGGCTAATTCCGACTATGCATTTACTAACTCAGCATTTGCATCAGTCAACTCTAACTGGACGGTAATGAATGTCGTTTACGCTACAGTAAACGCTAACTATACCATGTCTAATGCTGGCTACACCACTCTGAACACAGCGTTCACAATGGCTAATGCTGGTTATACCACTCTAAATGCTGCTTATAGAACAGTCAATGCTGTCTATGCATCTTCTAATTCCAATTGGACTGTTCAGAACGCTCTTTATACAACAACAAATTCCGCATATGGCACGATCAATGCCGCTTATGCTTCTGCCAACAGTAACTGGGCAGTACAGAATGCTCTATACACAACTACAAACTCAGCTTATGGAACGGTTAACGCTGTCTATGCCTCATCCAATAGTAACTGGACAGTTCAGAATCTAGTTTATGCTACTGTAAATTCCAGCTATGTGATGGGCAATGCTGCTTATGATACGCTAAACACAGCGTTCATAATGGCTAATGCTGGTTACGTTACTCTTAACGCAGCTTACGATACAATTAATGCTGATTATGCATTTACCAACTCAGCATATGCTTCCATCAATTCTAACTGGGAAGTTCAAAATCTAGTATATGCAACTGTCAATGCCGACTACACAATGTCAAATGCAGCATATGACACTCTTAATGTTGCATACACCATGGCTAATGCTTCTTATGTTGCTCTAAATGCAGCATACGATACCGCTAATGCCATCTATGCTTCACAGAACATTGACTTTGCCACCGCTAACGCAGCTTATATGGTTGCTAATGCAGCATACTCTAACGCTAACTCACTAGCGATTGCTGCTAATAGCTATGCTGGCTTTATGGTCAATTCATCTAACTCATATGCCGATGCAACATATATCAAGCTAATCGATCCAAATCAGACGCTTGTTGGTGATCTAACAATTACTGGTAATGTTAGCATTGAACAGAGCCTTGTCATTAGCGGCAACGTTTCCTTCATTGATCAGGAAACACTAAAAATTGGCGATCCTCTAATCTATCTTGCCGGTAACAACTATACAACCGATCTTGTAGATATTGGTTTCGTTGCTAACTATGTTAATACCTCAAGCATCAACGTTCATACTGGTCTATATCGTTCGTCTATTAGTAAGGAATACTATCTATTCCATGAGTATGGACTCGAACCTTCTAATAACTTTATCGATTATACCGCTAGCAGCTTCAAGTTAGCAGTTCTTAATGCTGATCTGATCACCAACAATCTATTCCTTGGTGGTGCGAACGCTATTCATACAATCGCTAGTGCATTTGAGAAGGCCAACTCTGGCTATACCGCTCTTAATGCAGCCTTTGATACTACTAATGCGGTCTATGCCTCTGCCAATTCAAACTGGACTGTGCAGAATCTAGTATATGCAACAACCAATGCAAACTATGTCATGGGTAATGCATCGTATGAAGCCTTAAATGCTGCATACGGAACAACTAATGCTGTATATGCCTCAGCAAACTCAAATTGGACTGTTCAGAACCTAGTTTACGCTACCGTAAACGCTAACTATGTAATGTCTAATGCTGGCTATAATACTCTAAACGCAGCTTATGATACAGTCAATACCGCATATGCATCCGCCAATAGTAACTGGACCGTTCAGAATCTAGTTTATGCTACAGTCAATGCTAACTATGTTATGGGTAATGCATCATATGAGGCTCTAAATGCAGCATATGATACTGTCAATGCCGTATATGCTACAGCAAATTCCAACTGGGAAGTCCAGAACGCTCTTTATACTGTTGCTAACACTGTTTACGATTCCTCTAATTCAAATTGGGCCGTACAGAACGCACTATACTCAGTTGCTAACTCAGTCTATGACTCCTCAAACTCTAATTGGGTTGTTCAGAACGCTGTCTATGATCTAGCAAACACAGTCTATGCAGCTTCTAACTCTAATTGGGAAGTTCAGAATCTTGTATATGCTACAGTAAACTCTAGCTATGTGATGGGCAATGCTTCATATGAAGCCTTGAATGCCGCTTTTGATACTACTAACGCTGTATATGCTTCTGCTAACTCTAATTGGGTTGTTCAAAACCTAGTATATGCTACAGTCAATGCTTCCTATACTCTTGCTAATGCTGCTTATGCTAATGCTAATTCTCTAGCTATTGGCGCAAACAACTGGTCAAATCATGTAGGTATGTCAGCTAATTCATATGCTGGCTTCATGGCAAACTCTGCCAACATCTACACCGAAGCAACCTATGTTAAGCTATCATCACCAACTTCACAGCTAATCACTTCCGATATCGGAATTAGTGGTAATCTAACAGTTGCTGGCACCGTAACATATGCCAACACTGGTCAGCTTCAAGTTGGCGATAACATTATCACACTAAATGCCGATCTTCCATTGAGCGCCGCTCCAGTTGAGGATTCAGGTATTGAAATCAATCGTGGTAACAAGCAAGCCAATGCCGCTCTACTCTGGATTGAATCCTCAGAAAAGTGGTCAATCACCAGCAATGTATCTGAGACAATCACAACCTTCATCGCTTCTAACACCGATCTAGGTAAGGTATCTGATACAACTAATGCTGTCTACGCTTCCGCTAATAGCAACTGGACAGTTCAGAATCTTGTATATGCCACAGTCAATGCCAACTACGTTATGGCAAATGCTGGCTACACAACTCTAAACGCAGCTTATGGTACCGTTAATACTGTCTATGCAGCTTCTAACTCTAATTGGGAAGTTCAGAATACTCTATATGCAACAACCAATGCTGCATATGTTATGGGTAATGCTGCCTATGTGGCGCTAAACGCTGCTTTTGATACTGTAAATGCTGACTATGCTTTCACCAATTCGGCATATGCATCTATCAATTCCAATTGGGAAGTACAGAACCTAGTTTACGCTACAGTAAACGCAAACTATGTAATGGGCAACGCCGCATATGTGGCACTAAATTCCGCTTATGGTACAACTAATGCAGTTTACGCCTCAGCAAACTCAAATTGGCAGGTACAGAATCTAGTTTATGCAACAGTCAATGCCAACTACGTTATGGCAAACGCTGGTTATGATACTCTAAACGCTGCTTATGCAACCATTAACGCAGTCTATGCCTCTGCCAACTCTGATTGGCAGGTTCAGAACCTAGTATATGCTACGGTCAACTCTAGCTATGTAATGGGTAATGCTGCTTATGAGGCTCTAAATGCTGCTTATGATACAACTAATGCCGTCTATGCCTCTGCAAACTCTAACTGGTCTGTACAAAATCTAGTTTATGCTACTGTAAACGCTAACTATGTTATGAGCAACGCAGCTTATGTTGCGCTCAATGCAGCCTATGATACTGTTAACGCTGTATATGCATCGGCTAACTCTGACTGGGAAGTACAGAACCTAATCTATGCAACAGCTAATGCTTCTTATGCAGTAGCCAATGCGGCCCTTGCTAACGCAAGTGGAACATTTGAGGGCAATCTTACAGTTACTGGTGCAGTTAATGCTACATCATTGTGTGCCAATGCTTACATTGACTTTGATCTTCTACCATACACCACTACCCGTGTTGGTTATAAAGAAGGTCGTCTATGGTATAACAATGATGCCCAGACACTACAGCTAGAAAGCGATAACGTAGACTTCCCAATTACAATGGGTGAGAGAGAATGGGTAAGATGCCGTAATGGTACTGCCAATACAATCTTTAAGGGACAGCCAGTTTATTCTACTGGTGTTCATATTGCAGGCAATCCTATTCATGGTCATCATCCACTAATTGCTCTTGCAGATGCTTCTGATGTTGATAAGAAAGAAGTCATCGGTCTAGCCGGTCATGATATTCCTGTCGGCGCACATGGTTACGTTATTGTTCGTGGTTATCTTGCCAACGTCGATACCTCCATGCTTACAACAGGTAAGCGAGTTCATCTTGGTTGGGCTACACCAGGTTCATTCACACAAATCGCTCCTGAATATCCAAACTATCCAATGGATATTGGTCAGTGTCTAACAAGTGACGCTAACACAGGTACATTGTATGTTTCTATCTTCGACCACTCTGTTGAAAGTTTCCGAGTTGAAGGATCTGCTCGTGTCGGTGGTGACTTTACTGTTGAAGGCGACTTTACTGTTATTGGTACACAAACAATCACCAATATTGATAGTCTATCACTAGGCACACAGTATATCTATCTTTCTGTTGGCGATAGTATTCCCAATGCTAATATTAGCTTCTCTGGTACCGGTCTAAATGACATGGACTTTAGAGGTCATTATGAGGGTATTGGAACCACAACATTCTATGTAAGAATTACCGAAGCAAATGGTACTGGCGATTACTTCTCCTGGTCATATGATAACTTCTCAACAGTAGAAGCATCAAACACTATTGTTCTTTATGAGACAAATCAGAAACTTTCAAATGGTATTAGTGTATATTTCCAGTCAAACGTAGGTCACACTATTGGCGCTACCTGGAGTGGTTATGCTACTGCAGTTTCTTCGGACGCAGGTTTCATTACCAATCACACCAGTCTTGGAAAATATACTCACGCTGGTCTGTTTAGAGACGCAACAGACGGAACATTTAAATTCTTCAATGAATATGATCCTGAACCTGAGGGCAACATTGATACTGGCAACAGCACCTTTGCTCTTGCTAACGTCGAAGTTCTAAAGATAACCGCTGGTCAGATCTTCTCGGGTGCAGACGACATTGCCAATATGGCACGTCAGAATCGTGATCGTTCTATCATTGCATTTGCTACAGCAAACGCTGCTTATAACCACGCCAATGCTGCAAATCTTATGGCATACTCTGCCAATGGTTGGGCAAACGCAGTAGGAACTTCTGGAAATAGCTATACCAATCATGTTGGTGTTTCTGGTAATGTATGGGCTAATGCAACATTCGCTACACTAGCAAACGTCGCACAGGTATATCAGACAACTAACATTTCGTTTGATACTGCCAACGCTAACTACGTTATGGGTAATGCTGCCTATGTAGTTTCAAACTCAGCATTTACCCATGCCAATGCTACATTTGATCTTGCTAATACAGCTCTACAGAATACCAACGTCACAATGGCTGGTAATCTAACTATGCAGGGCAACACTACATTGAATCCAGGCTTTGCTTATAACTTTGCCAACAATGCTTACATGTATTACAATAGTGCATGTAACAGTATTGACTTTGTGATCAACTAATGGTAATAGGAAGAACAACCAATACCGGAATCTTTTTTGCTAACTCCTCGGTCGAACTAAACGAGGTTGAGTATTCTGGTATTCGTCTTTCTAACAACTACATATATGCAGCTGAGTTCAATGAGGTCGAGAACTTAGGCAAGAGTATGAGATTTACCAAAGATGGTAGGATCTATGCCAACAACTATTTCGATGAAACTACCAATATAAATAAGATAAACTGATAAGGTAAGAAATGGCACAGCTTAAAGACGGCACACGAGTTTATGGTACACTAACAGCCAATACAGAAGTGGTCATCGGAACTATGAATGTTTCGACTACTTTGACGGCTGGTTATGGTGTTACTAATGCTGCTTTTGATGTTGCCAACGCAGCTTTTCTAGTAGCCAACACTGCTCTACCAAACACTAGCGGAGCATTGTTCAACGGCGATCTATACTTTCCATTTATCTCAACCGTTTATACTCCATATCTACAGCATCCTGATACAGCCAATTCAAGTGCATATCTTGATCTATCTGGAGCAGGCACATTATATGCTGAGGACGTTAGGGCTCCTCTACAAGTTCAAACCAACTATCTTACTGGTTGGCAGCTCTCTGAACCTCTAAAGATTGCTCAGTGGAGTGCTAATGTTAGCGTTATCACCAACATTGCTTTTGAAGTAAAGACTTCTGGTGGTCATCGTTATGCTTATATTAGCAACACAGGTTCGTTTCTAACCGCACCTCTTAGCATCGGTAGAGTAGATCAAAGCCATGAACTTGATGTGGTTGGTACCGTCAACGCATCCAGCATTATGGTCAATAATGTTGATCTACCATCATCAATCAACACCTACACATCCATTCTAGTAGCTAACAATGCAGTTGGCGCTAATGCATGGGCCAATACAGTAGGTGTAGCAGGTAACAACTACACTGACGCTGTTGGTCTTTCAGTCAATACTTACACTTCAATTCTAGCAGCTAATAATGCCGTTGGCGCAAACAACTGGGCAAACACAGTTGGTATCGCCGGAAACAATTATACAGATTCCGTAGGCGCTGCTGCTAATGCTTATATGCTTACGGTTTCTACCGATAGCAATAACTATACATCAGTTCTAGTTGCTAACAATGCTGTCGGATCAAACAACTGGGCTAATACTGTCGGTGCTGCTGGAAACAACTATACCAATAGTGTTGGCGTAGCTGGAAACAACTATACAAACTTTGTTGGGGCTTCTGGAAACTCTTATGCAGAACATGTTGGTGCGGCTGGTAACAACTGGGCAACGGCCACATTCGCAACTCTAACAAATGTAGCTTTCACATACGACACAATCAACACTGCATTCGGTGTTTCAAATTCCTCATTCATTCATGCAAATGCTGGCTATGATACCGTTAATGCTTCATATGGTTCTTCCAATGCTAACTGGGAAGTTCAGAACAATCTTTACTCAATTGCCAACGTTATCTTCAATGTAGTCAATTCAGCATACAATACAGCTAACTCTGGTGGCGCCGATCTTGGTCCCGCTAACACATGGTCTAATGGTGTTGGTATGTCAGCCAACTCATATGCTGGCTATATGGCAAACAGCGCTAATGCGTTTACTGTAAATGTTTATGAGTCTGCTAACTCTAACTGGGTAGTAACCAATACTGCTTATCAAGTTGCCAATTCAGCATTTGATGCAGCTAATAATGTCGGCCCACAGATTGCACCTACTTACAATACAGCAAATGCGGCATTCCTTCATGCCAATACTGCCTATGATTCAGCCAACTCAAATTGGACTGTTCAAAATCTAGTATATGCTACAGCCAACGCAGCGTATGATGCAGCTAATAACGTAGGACCTCAAATTGCTCCTACTTACAACACAGCAAATGCTGCCTTTATTCACGCTAATGCAGCCTATACTTCTGTTAACTCTGTAGCCATTGCTGCTAACTCATATGCTAGTCAGACATATCTACCATATACTGGTGGAACTATCACAGGGAATCTTGTCATTGCTGGTAATGCAACAATCTCCGGCACGACAACTTATGTCAACACACAGTCATTGTTGATTGGTGATAACATTCTAACACTAAATGCCGATCTACCTGTATCTGTTGCACCTTCAGAAAATGCTGGAATGGAAGTCAATCGTGGTTCAAGCGCCAACGTTTCCGTACAGTGGAATGAGGGAATTGATAAATGGACATTCACGAATGACGGTACCACTTATCTAAAGATCGCATCTAATACTGATGTTGATAGCGCAAATAGCTATTCACAGCAAGTAGGCACAGCTAGTAACAACTACACCAACTATGTGGGAACATCTGCCAATAGCTATTCACAGCAAGTAGGTGCGGCTGGCAATAACTATACTAACTATGTAGGCGCATCTGCTAATAGTTATGCTAATTATGTGGGAGCTTCTGCTAATGCAAAGGCATCTGCCACATATGTAACATCTGTTTCAGGAACATCAGGCCGTGTTACAAGTTCTGGTGGACTAACACCAACTATTGATCTAGCGACCGCTGGTGCTGGTGCTGCAACATATTCATCAGGCATTTCTGCTCTTACCGTTGACGCCTATGGACGTCTAACATCTGTTACAGGTTCAGCCAACTATATTACTAACTCTATTTCCACCAACTTTACAACAACAGCTAGATTTATCGGTGGCGCTCTACAGTTCGATAGTTATGGAAACTGGACTGGTGGTGCTGCAGGTGGTGCTGCTATCTGTAACGATAACGGCTCATATCAGACATTGATGATTGTAGGTAATAACTCTGGTGGTGGTAATAGAAGGGTTAAAGTATGGGACGACTTCTATGTTAATGGAAGCATTGTCTCACCTGCTATTTCGTCACCAACAATTTCAGGTACAGTAAATATTCAGGCTGCCATTGCTAACTATACATTAACAGATGGAGCAAACATTGCCTGGGATCTAAACACAGGACAGGTTGCATCCGTCACCCTTGGTGGTGCTAGAACAATGAACGCACCATCAAATATGAGAGTTGGTACATTCATCCTACACGTATATCAAGACGGTTCTGGTAGCCGCACACTATCATGGGCATCTACTTATAAATGGCCTGCTGGTGTTGCACCTGTTCTAACAACAGCTGCTGGACGTCATGATATCTTCTCATTCATTTGCGATGGAACATATATGTATGGTTCCTATCTTCCAGACGTAAGGTAATTAAATGTCACTCAATAAACCTGCTAACAAAGAAGAATTGAAAGAGTTTTGCCTGCGCCAGTTGGGCTATCCTGTCATTCAGATTAACGTGGATGATGTTCAGGTTGACGACGCTGTGGAACTTGCTTTTGAGTATTGGAATGAGTTTCATTTCAACGGTACCGAACGCACATATGTTAAGCATCAGATTACAGAACAGGATTTGACAAATGAGTATGTCACCGTCTCCGACTCTCTTATTGGTGCTATTCGTGTGTTTCCTGTTGGCGGCTCTGCGATGGCGATGAACATGTTTGATCTTAGATATCAGCTTCGTCTAAACGATCTATGGGATCTATCATCAACCTCATATGTCAATTACTCACTAACGATGCAGCATCTTGCTACTCTTAATCTAATCTTTACTGGTCAGCAACCAATTCGTTTCAATCGTCTAACCAATAAGCTATACATTGATTGGGATTGGAAGAATGATATTGTGGCTGGCGAGTATATCATTGTTGAAGGTATCGTTATCACAGATCCTGACACATACACCAGAGTATGGAATGATCGTATGCTTAAAAAGCTAACTACTGCATATGTTAAAAAGCAATGGGGACAGAACATGTCTAAGTTTGATAAGATGCAACTACCAGGCGGTGTAACAATGCGTGGTGTTGATATCTTTAACGAAGCAGTAAACGAGATTAAAGAGACCGAGCAAGAGATTAGAAGCACCTATGAGGCTCCTCCAGGATTCTTGGTGGGCTAATGGCAATCAATCGTTACTTTAACAACTTCCCAGGTCAGAATCGCTTTAACAATGAGCATCGTCTCATGGAAGATGTTATTGTCGAATCCATTGAGATTATGGGTCATCAAGTCTATTATATTCCCAGAGAGTCCTTTGATAATGGGGATATGATCTTTGGTGAGTATTCCAAATCAAAGTTTAACAAAGCATATTCAATCGAGGCTTATCTAGCTAACGTCGAAGGCTTTGAAGGCGACGGCGATTTCTTCTCTAAGTTTGGTCTAGAGATTAGAGACACATCCAACTTTGTTATCTCTCGCCGTTCATTTACTCATGGACTTCCTACAACAATGCGTCAGAGACCACAAGAGGGTGATCTTATTTACGTTCCTCTTATGCATCGTATGTTTGAAATCAAGTTCATTGAAAAGAAGCTAATGTTTTACTCTCTAGGTAATAGAGAGCCATATATCTACGAAATGCGTTGCGAACTGTTCCGTTTCTCAGAGGACGAAATCGATACAGGAATTGAAGAAATCGATCAGGTTGCAGAAGAAAACTCATACACAATGAAGATAGAGATTGCAACCACAGGTATTGGTAGTTTCCAAGATAGCGAGATTGTTTATCAGTCTCCAGATGGAACATGGGCAAACTCAACTGCACATGCTACTGTCAAAGAATGGTATGCTGCTAACGGTACAATGTATATCTATGATATCACTGGCAACTTTACAGCTAATGATACCATTCTATATGGTAATACCTCACATGCTTACTATGATACATTGTCTATTGCCGATGAAAAGAATGACTATGTTTCATTCGACATTTTCGATAACAAAGACTTTGATACAGGCGCTGATCTAGTTCTCGACCTATCAGAAACTAACCCATTTGGAACACCTTAATGCTTGGCAACGGACATTACTATCACCAGCTAACTCGTAAAGCAGTCGTTCTGTTTGGTCGACTATTTGATGATATCTCTATCATTAGAAAGAATGATCAGACTGGTGAAGAAGTCAATCGCTTTATTGTTCCTATCATCTATTCTCCTAAAGAGAAGATGGTAACTCGTATCTTTTCTGATCCTGATCTAACAAGACAGCTACAGGCTATTCTTCCACGCATGGGATTTGAAATCTCTGGTATCACATACGATTCATCAAGAAAGCAGAACGCACTACTAAAGGCAGCAACACCTATGCCAGGTGGACACACCGCATCTGCTGCATATATGGGCGCACCTTATGATCTTAACTTTCAGCTAACTGTCTATGCTAGAAACATCGATGATGGAACTCACATTGTTGAGCAAATTCTTCCATTCTTCAATCCTGACTTTACCGTTTCCGCATCTATGGTTCCTGATCTAGGATTTGTCAAGGACATTCCAATCGTTCTCAATAACGTTACTAACAATATTGAGTATGAAGGAAACTATGATTCCGTTCGTTATGTATATTGGACTCTTAACTTTACAATGAAACTTCATTACTATGGTCCAATTACTACACCCAAGATTATTCGTTCTGTCTATACGAATATCTACAATGATGAAAATCGCAATCCATCTTATATCACAAAGATGATGATTGCCAATGCTAATGGCACATTCAAGATTGAAGATACCGTATATCAAGGCACAAGTCTAAGAAACGCTACAGCTAAGGGTATCGTTCTTAGCTTTAGAGAAGATTCAGGACTATTGACAATAGGTGCTACACAAGGCGACTTTAAGGTCAATACCAATATTCATGCAGCTTCTACTAATGCTGCTGGTGTTATGGAATCATTCTATGAAGAACCATTCAAGGTTGCGGAGATCCTGATCGAACCTGATCCTAGTGATGCACAACCTGGCGATGATTACGGATATTCCATAACGATTACTGAAACTCACTAAATAGAAGAAATAACTTAGGATAAGGCACAATGTCACAGAAGAATATCAATGTTGGAACAGTAGCTAACGACGGTACCGGCGATACAATTCGTGGCGCCTTCACTAACGTCAATGCTAACTTTACAGAAGTCTATAGCAATGTAGATTACTTGTTTTATACTGTGCCAAGCGCATATGATAAAGCAAACTCTGTTGACGTTCTAGCACATAACATTGGTGCTTCGGGTAACAACTGGGCAATGCGTTATGCCAACACTGTTGGTGACGCTTCCAATAGTAGAATTGATGCCACTGATAGCAATCTTGCTAGTGTAGCAATTTCTGCTAATGCTTGGTCATCAGCTTACACAAATACCGTCGGACTATCTGCTAACACATATGCAGGAGTTATGTCAAACTCCGTCAATTCAGTTGTATCTGTGGTAGCCGTATCATCAAATGCATATACAGATTTGGTTGGAGCATCTGTTAATAGTGCCGTTTCAATTGGACTGGCCGCTGCAAACACATGGTCAAATACATTGGCAAATGTTGCAGCAACAAATTTTGCTGTTGCAATCAATGCCGATAGAGTTTTCATGAATGCCTCTTTCCAGGCATCAAATAACTGGTCTAATGTCACATTCCAGACCATTGCAAATGGTTCTGCATCATTCGCTAGAGCCAATCAGGCATTCATTTTAGCTAATAACTCATTCCAGAATACTACAGGAACACTTGTTGGTTCTCTTACTGTTCAAGGATTTCTACAAGACTTTCTTGGTCCAGTTCGTGAAAAGAGAAACATTACCATTGATTCAAATTCTGTTGTTCAGGCTGGTGATATCGTCATCATGGCAAATAACAACTCTAATCCTATTACCATTAGTATCGATAACGACGGAAAATTCCTATACGTACCAAACACAGGTTCAAAGGTAGAGGTATATCGAATCGGAACTGGCGACGTTACAATTGCTGCTAACGACGCATTTGTGACCATTCTATCATCTAACAACTGGGCAAACATTTCCAATCAGTATAGATCAGTTGACGTTGTTAAGATTAGAGCAAATACTTGGATGATTACAGGAGACCTAACGGCGTAAGGATATATTATGGGTGTTGAGAAAAACTTATCAGATGCTTTAGGCATCGAACATGTGCCGGCTACTGTCGAAACAGTTAGCAAGGAAGTTGTCGCATATGAGTCTCCAGAAGTACCAGAAGCAGACGATCAAGACGAAGATTATAGACTAGTTAGAAATACCCTTCGCAATCTAATCGAGAAGGGTAATGATGCTCTTGAAGATATCTCTACCATTGCTAGACAGAATGAGTCAGCTAGAGGTTTCGAGGTTGTCGCTAATCTAATCAAGACCGTAGGTGAAACGTCAAAAGACTTGTATAACCTACAAAAGATGAAGCGTGATCTTAAAGAGCCTGATCCAGAAACCGATCCTCGCAAGAAAAGCGCCGATGGCAATATCAATGTAGAACAAGCTGTATTCGTAGGATCAGCTGCCGAATTGCTATCCGCTATTAAGAATAAGAAGGAAGAGGACTCAAAAACTATAGATGGCTAGACTACCGTTTTCGTACCAGAATAATCCAAATCTTCCAAACGAACAGTATCGTCATGCTTTCACGCAGGCCGAACTGGACGAGTATATCAAATGTGCGGAAGATCCTGTCTACTTTGCCAAGAAGTATATCAAGATTATTAACGTTGACCGCGGTCTTATGCCATTCGAAATGTGGGACTTTCAGGAGCGTATGCTTCAATCGTTCCATGATAATCGTTTCTCTATTTGTAAGCTGCCACGACAGGTCGGTAAGTCAACCACATCGGTCGCTTATATCCTTCATCAAGTTCTATTCAATGAGAACTATGTGGTTGCTATTCTAGCTAACCGTGCTCCTACAGCCCGTGAGTTGCTACAGAAGCTAAAGCTGGCTTTTGAGTATTTGCCTATGTTTCTCAAACAAGGCATCAAAGAGTGGAACAAAGGTTCTATCTATCTTGCTAATGGTTCGAGAGTTCTAGCAGACTCTACCTCAGGTTCATCTGTTCGTGGTTTCTCGTTCAACCTAATCTTTCTGGACGAGTTTGCGTTCGTTCCCAATAACATTGCTGAGGAGTTCTTTAACTCAACATATCCTACCATTTCATCTGGTAAGACCTCAAAGGTTGTTATCGTTTCTACTCCTAACGGTATGAACCTCTTTTATAAGATGTGGACGAAAGCTGTCGAAAAGACCAGCACCTATATTCCTATTGAAATTCACTGGTCAATGGTTCCCGGTAGAGACGAAGCGTGGGCAGCTGAGACTATTAGAAACACGTCCCAGAGACAGTTCGACCAAGAGTTTGGTTGTGAGTTCTTAGGTTCATCTAACACACTAATCAACGGTGCTAAACTAGCAGCGCTACATTGGAAAGAACCTATCGGTCGTATGGAGTGTATGGACATTTTCGAGCAGCCAACTCCAAAGCATACCTATGTGTTATGTGCGGACGTCGCCGAAGGTCAAGGGCTAGATTACTCCACATTCTCTATCTTTGACGTTACAGAAATTCCTTATCGTCAGGTAGCTAAATATAGAAACAATGAGATTGATCCTATCAGATTCCCAGCGGTCATTTACTCTGCCGCTAGAAAGTTTAACGAGGCATTCGTTCTAGTTGAAATCAACTCCATTGGTCTACAGGTAGCAGATATCTTACACTATGAGTTGAACTATGAGAACCTACTAAAGTTTCAACAAAAGGGCAAACAAGGAACCCAGTGGTCAGGCGGCTTCGCTGCTGGTAAGAACAAGCTGGCTTTCGGTCTTAAAATTACACCCCAGTCAAAGATGATCGGTTGTGCTAACCTCAAGACCCTAGTAGAAAATGACAAGCTGATCCTTCAGGACGAAGATACGATCACCGAGTTATTCTCTTTTGCTGCCGACAAAAAGTCATTTAGGGCTGAGGAAGGATCAAATGACGATCTGGCCATGACTTGTGTTCACTTTGGGTGGCTAACCGCTCAAAAGCTATTTAAAGAGACAGTTTCTAATGATATTCGATATGCTCTACAGAAAGAGATATCTTACCTACAAGATGTAGAGAATGTGCCATTTGGGTTTATCGATAATGGCATTGATAGTCCTCATGATAGTGAGATTGATGCAGCTGGTGACCGATGGGTTCGTGATAGAGAGCAATTATACCCGTTCGACGATATGAACTTTTCGTGGGACGGGCGTCTGTAAGTTCTCAAAAACACCAAAACGATAAATATTGGTTGAAATGGATATTCTACACCATTCCAACCTACAGAGGAGTAAAAGATGGCATATTCACAATCCCCAGGCGTGACATGGTCCGAAATCGATCTTACGACCGTTGTTCCCGCTGCATCTACTACAGAAGGGGCATTTGCCGGAGACTTTGATTGGGGTCCTATTGACGAGGTTGTGTCAATTGCTAATGAAGTGGAACTAGTTCGCTGGTTCGGCAAGCCTTCAGATAATACAGCAGTTTCATTCTTCACCGCAGCTAACTTCCTAGCTTATGGTGATAACCTACGAGTAGTTCGCTCAGCTAATACTCTAGCCGCAAAGTGCGCCACATCTGGTAACACCGCAGCACTAGTTAAGAACAGAGACGATTGGGACGTAAATTGGGACGTATTCGGTACCAATGATCCAAAATACGGTATGTTTGCATCACGTTATGCAGGTACACTAGGTAACGAAATCCGTGTCTGTGTATTCGCTAAGGCTGGTGTTTCATCATCCGACGCCGATTGGGCATCATGGGAACAGGCAGCACAGTTTAATGGTCCTCCAGGAACATCAACCTATGCATCTACCCGTGGTGGCGCAAACGACGAAATGCACATTATTGTCCTAGACACTAAGGGTGCTTTCACAGGTGGCGCAGCTAACTCTGTCCTAGAAGTTTATTCAAACGTTTCTAAGGCAGCTGACGCAGTCCTAGACGACGGTTCATCAAACTACTGGGTCAACGTTCTAGCAGATCGTTCTGCTTTCGTATGGCCAATCAATAACGCTATTTCAAATACCACACTACCAGCAGTTCAGACCACCACATGGGGTTCTGTTGCATCTGGTACAACATTTGCTCAGTCAAATGCATCATTCAACTTCACACTAAGCGGTGGTGTTCTAGCAGCTCCAACTGATGGAAATCTACAGAACTCCTTCGTTAAGTTTGCTGATACCGATGCTTATGATACATCCCTAATCATGACTGGTGGTTCATCTAACACTGTTGCCAAGTATGTTATCGATAACATTGCTTCACCAGTTGGAACCTACGGTCGTGGCGACGTGGTTGTATTCGTATCACCACAGTATACCGACGTTGTTGACCAGCCAGGTCAGGAAGTCACTAAGTCAGTTGCAACCAGAAACTTCTTTGGTTCATCTTCTTATGCCTTCATGGATTCTGGATGGAAGAAGCAGTTTGACAAGTATAACAACAAGTATCGTTGGGTTCCTCTCAATGGTGACATTGCAGGTCTATGTGCCCGCACTGACCAGACAAGAGACGCATGGTTCTCACCAGCAGGTCTAAACCGTGGTACAATCAAGAATGTTACAAAACTTTCTTGGTCACCAACTAAGACTGACCGTGATAACCTATACAAGAATGGCATCAACCCAGTTGTTACATTCAAGGGTGAAGGCACTGTTCTTTACGGCGATAAGACCCTTCAGGTTAAGCCATCTGCATTTGATCGTATTAACGTTCGCAGATTGTTCATTGTTCTTGAAAAGTCAATTGCAAAGGCAGCTAAGTATTCACTATTCGAGTTCAATGATGAATTTACAAGATCACAGTTCGTTGCTCTTGTAGAGCCATTCCTACGTGACGTTAAGGGACGCCGTGGTATCTATGACTTCAAGGTTGTTTGTGACGAAACAAACAATACACAGCAGGTCATCGACTCCAACCAGTTCGTTGGCGACATTTACATTAAGCCAGCACGTTCTATCAACTTTATCCAGTTGAATTTCGTGGCGGTTCGCTCCGGAGTTGCCTTCTCCGAAATTGTTGGCAAGTTCTAATAAATAAAGGAAAAGGAGAAAACTCAAATGGCTTTTAATGTCAATCAATTCAGAGCAACTATGGTAAACGACGGCGCACGCCCAAGTCTATTCGAAGTTGTAATGAGCCTACCACCAATCCTTGGTGCGGCGCCATTGACAAACGATATCATCTTCCGTGTTAGAGCAACCTCTCTACCAGGCGATGGCGTTTCATCAATTAGCGTTCCATACTTCGGACGTGAAATTAAGATTGCAGGTACTCGTACCTTCCCAGACTGGTCATTCACCATCATCAATGATGAGGACTTTATTGCCCGTCGCAATCTTGAAGCATGGCTAAACCTAATCAATGGTCACGTATCAAACCTACGTGCTCCACAGGCTCTAGCTGCGTTCTCATATCAGTCTGATGCACTTGTTACACAGTTCAGCAAGGCTGGTCCACCAATTAAGGCTTACAAGATGGTCGGTTGTTTCCCAACTGACGTCGCACCAATCGAACTAGATTGGGGTCTAGGTGACCAGATTGAAGAATACGGCGTAACATTTGCCTACCAGTGGTGGGAATCACTCGACGGTTCTACCGATATTTCTGGTGCTTAATTACCAGTATAAATACTACTATCCATGGGGCTTCGGTCCCATGGATTTTCATCATGTTTAAGGAGTAGGGACCATTCGTTTTTTCGGCTTTCAAATCGGTGTTGACGAAGAAGATAAAGTAGATCGTCAAGGCAAACCAATTCAAAAAACATTTGCTGTTCCACAGTCAGATGATGGTGCTGTTACAGTTGCAGGTGCTGGTTACTATGGTACATATGTTGACTTAGACGGTACGTTTAGAAACGAAACCCAGCTAATCACAAAGTATCGTGAGTTATCCATTCAGCCCGAAATGGAAACAGCTATTGATGAAATCGTTAATGAAGCAATCGTTATCGAGGACTCTGGTACATCTGTTGAAATCAATATGGATGAAGTCAAGGCTCCTGCTCAGATCAAGAAGAAGATCGAAGAAGAATTTAACTACATTCTTAAACTCCTAAACTTTGGTAATATGGGACACGATATCTTCCGTCGTTACTATATCGATGGCAGACTCTATTATCATATCGTTATTGATGAAACCAATCCTGGTCTAGGTATTCAGGAACTAAAGTATATCGATCCCCGCCGTATTCGTAAGATCCGTGAAATCCAAAAGATGCGTGATCCTAATACTGGTGTAGAACTAATCAAAAAGACAATTGAATATTACCTATACAACGAAAGAGGAATGATTGGTGCTGGCACTAATC